TCATTCTTGTCCGATCCAGATGACGTGTTGGCAGCCAAGCAGAGGCTTGGGCAAATCAAAGCCGCTATCGATGCCATACCACCCGAGATTCGTGGCAACATCGGGCGGGAAATCGATGCCGCGTATCAGCAGTTTGCGGAATCTGGTGAAGACGACATCACCAAAATCAATCAATTGTTCGGCAGGCTTATTGGTGCTGGTGAAGACGCGCTTGAGGTATCACCGACATCCGACGCTGCTGAAATGATGCGCAAGCGAGTTCGTCCCGTGGACGATGAGGTGCTTCGGGAAGAGCGTGGTGCTGAGGCAGTTTCTGGGCTTCAAAGTCGACTGCAAGGATTGCAAACTAATCTATCTGCCGCAGAAGCCGACGCCGCACCAACCGTTAAAGATGCGAATGTTTTCGCAAATGATGCGGTTCGAAGACTCAAAGAACTTCAACAACAGTTTGAGCTTGGGGTGGCTGGTGGCGGCCAGCGGCGCTCCCCGGCCAATTTGGAAAAACAAAAACGCATTGAGTCCGACTTTGATAACGCGGTGGCTATGCGGAGAGCCGCTGAAGAGCCTATTAAAAGAATACGCTCACAGATTGGAGAGGTAGAGGATCTGCTTGGCAGAGCAAAAGAATACTCGCGTGGAGAGGTGATTCTTGCTGAAAGCGCCCCACAACCGCCCCTGCGCCCAGCCGCCAAGCCTCTATCGGTTGAGCCGCCGAAGCCGAAGTCGAAGCCGAAGCCGAAATATGCTGCTGCGAGACCGCCAGCGGCAGCACCAGCACCAACACCAGCACCAGGCGTTGTTCCTAATCTACCAGCAATGATTTCTACACTTGAAGACTTCATTAACGACCCGCCTCCAGGTATGGCGGACACTGATGTTAAACAGGCTAAAAACGATTTGGTTGACCTGAGACAACAGCTATATGAGGCAGGATAATGGCAACTAATGAATTCGACGCTCAAGCGTGGCTTGAGGGAAAAAAAGATGAATGGGCTAAGCGGACAGCCGAAGCAGCCAAAGATAGAGACGATGACACCGTTTTGGAAGAAGCCTTTATGGCACCCGAGGGTGAGACATTCTTTGGTGAAATGAGCCGACGTGCCGGCGATGTTGGCCAATCCGTTCGCCGCGCAGTTGACCCACCTATGGTGCGTGATGTGCTTCAAGAAAGTGTGCTGCAAGACTTGAAAGAGTCCGCTGATGAAGAGTTCGAACCATGGGCTGCCGCGCTGGTCAAGAAGGGGTTTTCAGAAGCAGAAGATGTTTACTATGGTTCCGGTCGCGCGGCTGGGATTGCTAGTGGACTTTTGGCTTCAGAGATTGCAGCCATTGTTCCAGATGCCATCTCTGCGGTAAGAGCCATTCATAGAGACATAGACCTTCCACCATTAAGAAAAACGATCAAGGGTAGGTCGTTGGAACTGGCTGGTAGGGCGGCTGCTGGGATTGGTGAATACGCTGACCCGAGGGATGTGTCGAAAGATTATGCAAGGCGAGTCGCAAGAAACATGCTCAGTGAAGTCGATAATATGATGCGCGCCCGTGGCCCATACACGCCGGGAGATGTTGGACGAGCCGGTGTAGATGAGGCCGGAAGAGCGATTTCGTATCCAGCCTCTGGCGAATCAGAAAGAATCCATGAGTGGGATGACTTGACTGACCAGCAAAAGCTAAATGCTATTGAGTCAATGGAGCACGCGGCAACTTCAACGGAACCATGGAAGGGGGTTCCATATGAGCCCCAGAATGAAGATCCTGATTTGGTTGACGCTCTGCGTCGGATTCGCCAAGAGGCGGAAGCGCAAACCAGAGAGGCATACGGCCTTTAATCTTGATAGAATCAGGCATCACGCGAGGGTTCAGTGGCTACGCAGAATGAATTCGAGGTCACCACAGGTGGCAGTGAACTTACCCCAGAGCAAGAGCAGGCTCTTGTCGATTTCATGTCTATCGAGCCTCCTGAGGTAACGGCACCTGCGTATTCTGCCCCCAAGCTAAAGACCGCTGAGACGCCTGATGCGCTGATGGGGGCATACCCAAACATCGGTGACCCGAAGCTTGCTGAGAAGATTGTAGAGGTATCCAACAATCTCGACATGCCGCCCGCCGCGTTGGCTGGAGTCATCGACCTTGAGACTGGGGGATCGTTTGATCCTGCGCAGCTTAATCTGGCAGGTAGTGGTGCTGTTGGGCTGATTCAGTTCATGGGATCAACGGCACGTGGGTTGCTTCACGATGCCGGTGAAGAAGGCTTTGCGCCGTCTAAGTACCAGAACACCACGAACTATAGAGAAGTAAAAGCGGAAGATCGATTCCGCGCCATGGGTGCTGTTGAGCAAATGGGCTGGGTTGAGCGGTATCTGAAGCCATACAAGGGCAGGCTCGATACGATTGAAGATGTCGGAATGGCGGTCTTCTATCCGAAGGCCATTGGCAATCCAGACTACAACATTGCGGCTGACTACGACCGCATAGGCCCTGGTACTGGCGCTCGATTTAGAAAGCAAAACCCTGGCATCGAGACTGCCGGCGACTACATGAATAAGCTTCGTGGTCGAGCGGTAACCAGCTTCAGGCAGCGTGGCCCTGTAGAAGAGCCAGAGAAGCCCAAGTTTGAAGAGACTCGCATTGCGCCGCCTGGAAAAATCCCTGATCCAGAGTTGGCAGAAGCCCTTTTGGAGAAGCTGCGCATCCAGAAGAAGAGTGAACTTGAAATACAGTTCCCTCTCTTTAATGACGAAGAGATAAACGCCAAAGCTGACGAGTTTGTCAGGCAGCACCGCATGATTCCAACAATGGAGTTTAGAGGCCTTCGTGCAGCCACAACCCGAATCAGCCCAATCTCATCTGAGCCTGTGTTGTCTTCTTTCGCTGCAAGACTTCACGGTCTACGAGAGAAGCAGAGCGAGATTAAGGCCACCCTAAAGGATCACTTTGATCGTGGTGAGTATGTAAAGGGCGTTGCTGCCGCATCAACGATTGCCCATACAGGAATGCTTCCAAGTGAAGGCACCCCACTGGAAGAGATGGATCCAGAGCTTGAGGCGTGGACAAAAGAGGGCGAAGAGAAGGGCCTTGAGATTGGCTATACGCTGCCCGCTACAGGGTTGGTCGTTGGTGGCTACTTGGGTGGATTTACTGGTGCGATGTTGGGCGTTGGCGTTGGAGCATTGGCTGGTGCGGAGTGGAATACTGAAGAGAGATTTATTGAGGATGCGGCAAAGAGACTTGCCTACATTGCCGAGATTCCGGCCCTCTCTCTGAAGCTTGAAAAGCTTGGTTCACGCGCCACTGCATCCATTGTCGATTCAGTTGTTGGCGCTGCCGAGACGCTGGGTGTGGAAAATCCACAACAATACGTTGAGTCTGCCCGTCAAACATTAGAAGACTGGTCAGAAACTATGGAGCGGCGGGAACAGGCGGGCCTTCGTGGCTCATCTTTGCCCGAAACCGCCCTGGACCTTGTCATCTTTGGCCCCGCCGCCACCCCGTTACGTGAGTCACTTGAGGACGCCCTGCTTCGAATCTCACAGACTGCGCTTTTGGATGAGGCGGGTCGAAAAGAGATTTTTGAAGATCGTGAGCGATACATTCGTGGGGCGCGGCTCACAGAAAATGTGCGTGGGGTCTATGAAGTAGCGCGCAAGATGAAAGAGAATCCCGACAAAGCGGAAGAACATCAGGCTGAACTTGTGTTCCTGATGAATACGTTGACATTCTCTGACCTGGAGGACCAAGGGCTGGCCAACGCCGAACTGGATGTTGAGGGATTCAAGGCCGCAGCGAGCGACTTGGATAGTGATGAAGTCTCAGAACTTCAGCTTGACGTGTTTGCGCCAGCCTTGACTCAAGCCATCCGCGCAGTTCATGAAGACAAGACAGACAAGGAAATAGACGCCCTGCTAAAGGATGTTCCCGTTGGAACGTTGGCTCATATTCAGCCTATCGATGAACTTGTCCCATCGATGGAGCAGATGGAGAAGTGGGCCGAAGAGAAGGTCGACATCGTGTCTGAGACTGGTGGAACGGCCACTCGTCAGCTTGAGAACTGGGCCAAACGCAAGTTCATGTCAGTCGAAAAACGCGATGGAACCTACTACGTTGTAGAATCGACTACAGGGAAGATTTTTCGGTGGGCCGGTGGGTTTGCTACCGAGGCAATACTGACCCCACTTGAGCTTGCGATAAAAGGTCATACGGGATTCGGTGTAGTGAATGACCCAGACAGCCTTTTGGACATTCCTGCCCTGTACTTTGCCCGAATCGGGACTGGCGAGATTGGTGTTCAGCCGCGTGTTCTGGACATGCTTAAAACTGCTGGTGTAAAACGCGACACCTTAGAGTATCTTTTTGCAAACCTCGCTTCGATTGCGGCTGATTTCCTTATTCCGTTTGAGACCCCGTTTATCTCAGCGGCTGGGCGGACTGCAAGGGTCGGAGCTATTCAGCCGATACAGGGTGCAAGGCTGGCTGCCACTGGCCGACCGTATGGCATGGGTGGCCAGGGCTTTCTCGCTGGTGCTTTGCCCTCTGTGTACAAGTACCGACATGGGTTGAGAGACAAAGATGCTCCAACCTCAGTGCATCACTTCCACAAAGCCTTGGCTGACACGGCTGTTGCACAAGGTAAAAACCCACTTGACGTGTTGCCTCGAAAGGTCAAAGACAACGTCATTGAGGCTCTTCGGGTCTTTGGTGTTGATCCAGACAATGCAATGCAGGCATATTCTCAGCACGTGCTCGATAGCGGTTCCGTGCATGGTCGTGCGGTTGATATTGCTGCTCGCGGCGAGACCCCTGGTGATGTCACGATGCGCGAAGGGGATGGTTACAGACAGTTCGTTGAAACATTGGATACGTTCGCCCAGCAACGCAAATGGGACGCTCGCGCCAATCCAATGATCCAAGCGGTCTTTGAGACGCTTGCTGGCCGCCTGGCTTCAGACCCAGATGTTCCCAACATTAACACCCCTCAGGACTTCTTTGAGAACGTCATACGTCTACAGGAGGGGGGTGAGCCCGGCCCATTCGCCCGGTATCAGATCGCAGATGATATTCCTGACTTAAATCCAGTCGAATACAAGGTTGCGCTGGGCGCAATGAGTAAGCTTGCAGACCTGGACGTGCCCAAGGGGCTTCGCTCTTTGGAGCATGATTTTACTAAGACAAGGCGCGGGTCTCGTGGCCAGAAGATTGCGTCTGGTGCTGCTGAATATGTGAAGTTTAATGAGTATCGAGCGTTAATCGAAGACTCCCTCAGGTCGAGCTTCGGTGACGAGTTTAACGTTTATTCGCTCATGCCAAAGGAGATGCTTGCCTCTTGGCGTGGTGGTCGCCTGGACGGCCCGATCAGTACCTCCTTAACGCCAGAGGGGGCGCACGCGCTGAAGCGTCACCACCCGGTGAAGCAGCACGAAGACCTGGTTTTGGTTGAGATTAAGGCAAGGCCGGAAGATGCTTGGATGATTGGGTCGTTGGATGATCTTGAAGTCGTCATGAGCATGCAGGGCAAGCCTACGAAGAATCTAAAGGGTTACCCCCTTGGGCTTCAGGATTCCGGTTCGGTGCGGCCCGTCAGTGTGGATGATATTCGGGGGGTAGGTAAAGACGCCAGGATTGACGTTGATTCAGACCGATACTTTCTTGATCTCTTGAATAAGATGACGGGCAAGTCAACGGTCGATGACCTTACCGCTTCTGAGCGTGAGGCTGTTCTTCAGGGGATCTTAAACGGAAGCCTGAATGCAAAGTATCGGCCTGGAAAGAAAAAGGCTCCAAAGGTTTCTTGGACCAAGAAGCAACTTGATGAGTTGACAGCGGAGGAGAGAAAACACGCCGAGGAGGTGATGAAAGAAGAGGCCGCCAGGAAAAAAGCCGAAAATGAAGAGAGAGGTGCGGAGTTAAAGAGGCTGCAAGAAATATACCTGGTTAAATCGCCAGATAACACAGGTGTTCCTGAAACGTTGACTCAACGCAGCAGAGCATCCATGAAGGGTTTTGGGAAGCCGATTGCTTTGGGAACCACCGTTAAGAACGCTGTTAGATCCTTTGCCCGTCTTGATGAGATTACTGCCAAGCTGGGTGGCCGGAATCCGCTGGAAAGCAACTCTCTTTGGAATGGTTATTGGAGTGAAGTCACTGGTGAGAAAGTAGTGATGCAGCCGCCCCATAAGGTGGTCGAGTATCTGGCTGACCCTCAGAACATTGCTGATACGTTGGGCACCCTAAGTAACAAGCAGATTTCGATGGCTGACGGTGGGGTTGACATTACCCAGCGGATTGGAAGCTTATACCGAACCGGCAAGGCTGACATTACAACCACAGGGCAAATGGTCTTGTGGTCTATTCTCAGCAGGACTTTGTCGTCGTACCCACATGAGAGTGGGTTTATAGATTCGTTCATGTCCAACGTTAAGCCTTTCATTAAGGCTGCCGCTGAAGGCAAGTTTGATTCAGAGATGCTGGACCGGTACCGGGTTTGGGTTGGTGCGAGCCAAACGAAAGCTGAGATTGCATCTTTAAGGACACAGGGCAAAAAGCCTAGTAAAAAGACACGAGAAATCGCATTAGAGCGATTGTTGGAATCCGGGGCTATCACTGAAGCGGAGGCAGAGTCCCTTCGGTTGACCCCGCCCGCTATTCGTGATTCCGGCCCTGGCCAGCCATCGGTATTTAACTTGAATGGATTTGGGGATCAGTTTCTTTACAAGGCTGGTAAATTTCTCCCTGACGGTCATCCTCATGCTGGGAAGACGGCCCTTAACGTTCTTCACGAAATGCTTATGGATGACTCAATATCCTCCAAGCAGATTCGTCGTGAGTGGCATGGCATGGTGCATAAATCAGGGGTAGACAACAAGATTCTATCGTTCTTGATTATGGTTTCTGGCCGAACCGATGTGATTGTTATTGACCGGGTTCAGGCCAATCACTTTTGGGACATTACTAATCGGAAATATGGTCGTGGAATCAAGGATCTCTATGAAGGGTTCGCCAAGAAAACAACGAAGGCTGCTTGGGATCTTTGGATGGCAAACCCAAGGGATTTCTCAAGTAAGCGTGGCCTTGCGGATGTTCTCGGAGGGGCGAGAGGCCTTGCTCTTTATGAGGTAATTGAGGACGCGCTTCTGAAGAACATAGCTGAGGGGTATAGGCTGGCTGGCCGTGGTGATGTTGGGTCGGTTTCTCGCTTCCATTGGGAAAGTTGGGTGGCATCAAGTGGGCAGGAGGTTGGCCACGGCACGTTGGCTATCCTGCTTCGGGACGCACTTGGGGTTCAAGAGCCTGCTCGTGGCGTTTATGTTCGCGAGGGCAAGTTCGCGATGAAGCGGTACGGGATAAAATATGTCCCGTTCGAAGACGGTTCTCGTGTTTATGTAATGGAGGATTCTGTCGGTCGTCCTTATGTCTTGGATTCTGAGGCATTTACGGAATACAATAAGATTCTCGACAAGCACGCGAAGAATAAAAACATAAAAAACAGGGTGGTACCTCGTGGATTCCTCATCTCAGACCCAAGCGCAGCAGGAATCCCCTGGTTCCACCGTACAGGAGTCAACAGAGCCAACCTCGATAGACTCATCGCCAAAATTGGACGCAGAGCAACTCTTAAAGAGGCTCTTTTACTCAAAGCTCGTGCCGACAGAAATTACGGGGTTGTCGAATACCCAGGACAACGACTCGACGACCGAGTAGCCCCGTTACGGATTGCTTTCGGAGACCCCCCTCCAGCTAAGGAGGTGGTTGTAGAGGCGGCTTTAACTGGTGTCCAGGCGGCTCGACCTGAACTTGAGGTCTTAAAAGAGCGGTTCCTTTCCGTCGCGAACAGCATAGCTGAGGCGAAGGCTAAAGGGGGACCGACCGCCACTTTGAGCGCTAAGCTTGAACGCATTGAAAGCACGATATTTTCTGGGTTTGAACCGGCCTTGCGGGATGTTCTGGATGAACCAGGTATCGAGATTGTTTCGCTTAAACGCGGTCTTGGGGGATGGGGCGCAGAAGAGCTTGAGCCAAACATTCGTGTCCAGCTTGTTGGGGACGAGGCACTGATTCGTGACCGGTTGGCGAAGTTTAACAGCACGTCTGGAATGAGCGGTGATGATGCCGTATCTCAAGGCGGGGCATTGAGCCGGGTCTTTGTTGAGGTCATTGAGGACGCGCCTGATGTCATTGGCAAGCCGCTTGATCGGTCTGTTTTAAGTCAGCTTGTTTGGGATGATGGCGGCGTTGAGCGGCTGGCTACGCTTCGGATTGGCATGCCAGATGAGATGCTTACACCGGAGGGCTTGGCTGAGCTTGGGCCGGTCCTCAAGAAGCACTCTATTGGCTTTACGGTGGACCGAGGGTTGGGAACCCTGGAGTTGACTCACACTCCAGAGTGGAACTCCATGAACGCTGGCGACACGTTCGATGTGTTTCTTCTTGCTGCGCGAGAATTCATGGATGTAGCCCGTAAGCAGCATGGCTCAGATATTGAGGTTGCATGGGTTAAAGAGCGCGTTTTGATTAGCGCGCCAGAGGCCGGCAAGGTATCTGTAAATAATGCACTTGACACGGGCGTTTCCGAGTATAAAATAACGTCATATCAACAGGAGTTTACTGATGGCATACGCGAGACTGGAAGAGTTCAGGAGGGACTTGGCGAAGGCGTTGGGGAAAGATCCGGTACCGGACGACTTGGAGATGCCGCCACCAGGGAAGCTGGACTTGAGCCACTTGAAGCCGGGGATGGTCGAGGCCTCCGTGAGTCTGTTGGGGGGGAGGTCGCAAGAGAGGGTGGAGCCGCAGGCGGGGACGCCGGAATACGAGGCCCCGAGGAACAAAGACCTCCTGTTGTAGAGGAGGAACCAACCGACCCACGGATTCGGTATCAACGCAGGGCCGGTAGAGCGCTCGGCTACTTCGAGTGGGACCAGGCATCGGCCAAGTACGTCATTGCGCTGTTCCGCGATGGTGACCTGAACACGCTGTGGCATGAGCAGGGCCACCTCGTGTCAGCCATTATGGGCGACCAGTGGATGGATAGGCTGGTCCGTTATTTCGACCACGAAGTTTCGCCAGATGGTGCGTATCGATTGTCCGACATTGGTGAAGAGCAGCTTGCTGATGCGTGGATGAGCTACATGCAGACGCGATTCTCACCATCCGGCCCCGTCAAGCGGCTGTTTGAGCAGCTTATGTGGACCCTGAAAGAGGTCTGGCGCAGGCTTCGTGGCAAAGATCCTGCTGTTCCAGCAGAAATGCGGAGACTTTGGGACGGGTGGTTGCGTCCAGACTTGCGTGGCGAGCGCTATGCTATTGATGTCCAAGATGCTGTGATGCGAAAGCGGCATCCGGTGGTTGCACTGGAAGACACCCCGGCTGAGAGAATCGAGGCAGAGGCCGTCAAGAAGGCTGGTCGCGCGCGCGAGTTTGCTCGGGTTGATCTACGTCCAGAGTCCGTCCGCACCGCATTGGGCGGCAAGATGGAAATTGTCATGGAGGATATCAGCCCAGACCCTGATGTGCCTGAGCTTGCTCCCAGACGCCGACCAGTCACTGGTGAAGTTGATGCTGTTGAGTTGGTCAACAATGCGATTGCATATGTCGCGACCGAACATTTTAAGCGTAGCATTATTGGCGAGGAATGGGTGCGACTGACTCTGCGGACCCACATACCTATGGCTCGGATGGCCAATGTTCAAAACGCTGTTCGCACTCGCCTGATTGACGCGATTGGTTCTCAGCCTAAGCACCTAAAATACTACAATAAGGGTGCAACATTGCCGCCGGAAGTGTCTGCCAGAATCGGCTCTCAGACCGGATTGGTCGCACGTATTGACAACGATATTATTGACCTATCTCCAGCACAGGCTGCTGGCATGAAGACGCTTGTTCAAGAGATTGCATCTGAGCCGTTAGCCAACATATTGCCTGATGCTCTTTTGTATCCTGATGCTGATTTTAGAACCATGACGGTGCAGCAATACAATACCGTTCTCGAAGTATTGGTTGATGTTGAGTCTGGCGTTGCATCGAGGGCCACCAGATACGCTGAGAATATCTCACCAACGCTGGCTCACGCGATGATTAACGCGATGAAGACAGCCGCAAACTTTGCTATCAAAGACATCAATGCATTAAAATCGATTCGAGATAAGATTAAAGAGTCTTTTGTAGTTCCACGATTTGCTGAGGGCTACATAGATCCCACTACAAGAGAAATCGTTGAGACGAGCATCCGTGAGTTGGGCACTGTTGACCGTTGGCTGCTCAACATGGCTGACCGTGCAGTCAAAACTGATGACGCCACCACGTGGCGCGGTATCTATCAGAGCATGGTCGGGCAACTCGTAGCTCCCGTCGATCCAGGTCAAACGTCTCAGCTATTCGACATGGTTAGGCGGTTCGGTGGCGTTCTTGAGGCAGAGGCGGGTCGGGTTGCGCGCGTCGAGCTTGGTGAGATTGGTGCTGGTTACGAAATGATTCAGATGACCCGGATGGAGCTTTATGGCCGGCTCGATGCCATTCAGGGGTTGCTCCAGAACAGCAATGGGTTGTCCGACATGGAGCGCAAGGCCCTTCGGTTGCTTCGAACCTATGAGCGGGTGCCGATTGAAGAGCTTTCGGATGCCGATCTTTATGCTATTGGTGATGCAATCAAGCATATTCACGGAGGCTTGCTATCACGACGAGATGCAGTAGTTCAAAGAGCCAAAGAACTTGCAATGGGTCTTGAGGGCAGTTCTGACGCCAACCTTGCGTCTGAAATGAACTTGCTCGAATACAGAGAAATATACGACCACTTCTATCGTGGTGATTTTGAATGGTTGTTTGATTTCACTGGGAGAAAGGGTCGAGAACTTAACGCAGATCCAACGACCATTGCAGAGTATGACCAGTCTGTTGCTGTTTTGGAAATGATTGCGCGCATGAGGGCTGACGAGATTATCGGGCAGATGTCCCGCAGACTTGCTGAATATGGCATCACATCCGATGTCACGAAAGTCACTGAGTTTAGAAAGTTCGGACCAGGCACATCGCTTGATCGGGACAAGTTTATCGATTCTGTTGCGTTCTACATCAACAAAGAGATGAATTGGGATCAAAACACGTTTTTGTACAAGCAGTCTGGCCGTATCTCTCCACCACCAGCCCCAATAAGTGATGGGACATACGCCATTCATGAAATGCCAGAAGGTTCCGGTCCCGGTCGTTTCGGGATCGGCACCCATGACATGCTTGCCTACACGAAGGCCCATGAGCTTATTGCTCAGTGGGGATTCAAGCTCGGAAAGGGCAAGTGGGAACGGTACACAATGCCTGATGGAACCAGCACCATGGTTCCGATGATGGTCATGAAAGAGATTGAGGACGCTGTTAGCCGTGCAGCGGCAGTCGGCTATGCGTGGGGCAACAAAAGCAAAACATTGCGTTCGACCAGAGGCAATGTAGCGCTGGATCGGCCAACCAAGAAGCCAACCAAAGTCCAAGCCCAGATGATGCTATCCAAAGCATTCGACACAATCATGGACATGAATCCCATCACGGCCTCGCGGATCAAGATGGGTGTCACAACTGGTATTGGAGTTCCGAACCCTGCGTACTTCGCGGGTGTGTCTTTGGGTGCGCTGTTCCAGGCATACCAGACACAAGGGGCGTATGCTGCTGGCAAATACCTGGTCAGAGCGCCAATAACTGCGCTTAGAGTCTTGGGCCGTAGGCCAGACATGGTTGGGGCAGTCACGGCCAGAATGTGGAAAGAGGGCGGTTACGCACCTCATGCACCAGCCATCGTGACCAAATTTGGCCAAGTCTATACCGACGACATGGTTGGCCATTTAGCGATTCGTGAAGGCATGAAGTCCAGCTTCATTCACGCTGAGACAACTCAGGCCATCGCCAAGGACATCGAGCAGAAGATGCCCCAGTTCATGGGTTGGGCGCGTAAGTTTCCAAAGTGGTGGCAGAACAATCTCATTGAGGTTTCCACGGCTATCGACAACTACTTCCGCGTAAGCATCTTTGTCGATGAGTTGGCTATGGGTAAGTCGCCATCGGCTGCGGCAGCAATCGCTCGAAAGGCCGGGTTTGACTACGCTGACTTGACCGAGTTTGAGCGTAAAACCATGCGCAACGTCATCATGTTCTACTCGTACCAGAGAAAGAACCTTGACCTGTTCTGGGACACGTTCCTCAGAAACCCGCAGCGGCTGATTGCTCAGATGCGCCTCATCCGTGGCTCACAGCGGCTGGTGCTTGATGAAGACGACCCCATGGTTATCTTCCGCGAACACATGCACACACGGCTGTTTGCTGGGTCGGTGAACAGCTTCTACAACGCTCACTTCAATAGCGGAATGGCGTTTGTGCTCCCGATGCTTCCAGTAGAGGACGCAATACGGCTTCTTGCTGATCTATACGATGCGGCTGCATTCGAGGGGACAGAGCGTGGCCAGGAAGCCTATCGTGGCCTTGTTTCGCGCACGACACCGTGGGTCCAGGGGCCATTTGTCCTTGCTGGAGAAAAGGACTTCTACTTTGGCCATGACATCAACCGGAACAACGTGGTTCCAGGTTGGCTCATGGAGTTGGATTTCAACTTGACTGGCGGCCTGCTTTACCAGTGGCTCAACGTGAAGCCAACGAAAGTAAAAAACAAGGCATATGAAGAGGCTCCAGGCCGACTCCAGTTCGTTGCGCAAAATGGCAGCAACTGGTGGCTTTGGCGCAACATGATGCAATTCCCTGGTGCTGGCCGCTCGATGCAAACCTTCACCGCAATGGACCGAGCTAACCTTGGCCCTGTAGAGATTCTGGTTGAGCTTTCAAATCTCGCAAGAGAGGTTCTACGCTCCCCCCTGGAAGATGTTGGGTGGCTGGATGCACCAAAGGGCGGACGAAAGGTCACTCCATACGAGGAACTACCAGAAGAATGGCGTAAAGAAACCATGCTTCCACGTCCAGACCTTTACGAAGGTGACCCCACGGATTTTGCTATTCTTGAGTTCTTGGGTTTGATGGGTGCAAGGCCAAAGGCTATGAAAAGACCTTATGTTCGCGCAGGTGAGTTATTTGAACGCAAGCGTTATGAGTTAGAAAGAACGACGAAAGAAATGGAACGCTCTGATGTACTTTGATGTCAGTATGTTATTCTACTGACCGAATCCCTAAACCCTCCCTGCATGGAGTAGAAAATGTCCTCACTTGTCGCACTGACTGGCGGTCGCCGCCTTACGCATGAAGCCATCACTGAGAAGCGTTGGGTGTCCCGCAGTGGGCCTGGCGACTATGTGACCCTTTTCAGCGACTTCATTCAGGACATTGGCGAGACTCCTGTTCTCCCTTGGGTTGTCACTGAAGACGGATCTACCGGCGCTACTGGTGCTTTTATTGATGCGCCAGACGGTGTGCTTCGATTGGCGCATGACGGTACGAATGAAGCCCAAGCCATGCTTCTGAGTCTTGGCGGAACCAACGCCATCTCCCCGACAAAGGAGTCAATTTTTGAGGCGAGAGTCAAGCTCACGCTCGCGACCGACTCTACATTCGATACAAGCAGTGTCTACGAGGTCATTGTTGGCATGTGTACTGCCGGCTCTGCGGTTAGCGCGTCCGCTGGGGCATTTGATGGATTCGCAGACAGTGTTGCATTCCGGCTTGGCGGCGGTGCGACTGCGGCCAACAACATCTACATTGAGTCTGATGACGGAACTACCGACAACGCTCCCGCCGATAGCGGTATTGACTTCACGTCTGGCACTTACCACGTCTACAAGATCGACATGAGCGATACCAGCGACGTTCGTTTCTACGTCGATGGCGTGCTTGCCAACAATGGCAATGGCATCGATATTAGCGCTATGGCTGCGACGGACTACCTTGAGCCGTTCATCTTGTTTGCTCGCACGAATGCTGGCGGAACTGAGCGTGCCCACACCATGGACATTGACTACGTCAACGTCTCATCGAAGCGTACCTGATCCTGAATCCCTGAGTAGGAGGTTCCCATGCAGGGGTTCATTACAAACACGACCCAGACATCGCTTGGCACAGGCTCGTTTACAACTACGCTTATGGCGGAGCAGACGAGTGGGACTCCAAGCGATGCCAGGTCCAGAGCGTTGCCGCAGGCGTGTGACTTCGCGCAGTTGGACCTCGCGTTTAGTTCTGTTGCCGACGCCGACACGTTCACGTTTGATGTCTATCTGACGTGGGATAGTGCAGGAGATGACCCCTTGACTGCTAAGGCTTCGACCGTCTCCAGCACTGCTGGCGGTACTGCGAATACATCTCACACGGTGATCTCGTTGGACCGTTTGTTTGTGACTGCGCCATCTGGACAAACAACTGCTGGCAAGTGCTACTTGTGGATTGAACCGACTGAGGCGGTTGTTCTTGAGAAGGCCCGGCTTCATTGGCATGACAACAGTTAGGAGTAGCGATGCCCAGCTTCAATTCAAGCTTTACTGGTGGTGGGCAGACGCTTGCCCTTACTGGCCTTGAGGTAGGGGGTACGGTTACCCTCAGAGAGCAGGCCGATGCTGATGCTGACGCTGCGACCTACGGTCAGTTGTGGGTGAACACCGCGACACCGAACGAACTGTACTTCACGACCGATGCCGGTGACGACATTCAGCTAACCAGTGGCACAAGCAATGCGGCTGGTGGCGGTGCTGCGGCCAACACTGCGGACACCATTCTTCACATGCAAGTCTTCGCATAGGATTTAATCATGGCCACTATCTCACGTATCAAGCTCAGCGGCTCCACCAATGGTAAAGGCATTGTCGTTGCGGCTAACGCCACCACTGGAACGACTATCCACACGGGCTCATCGACTGCCGCTGACTACGAAGAAATCTGGCTGTGGGCGTCGAACTTCAACACGTCCGCAGAAGTGCTGACACTTGAATGGGGCGGAACAACCGAAGCGGGCGACCACTTCAAAACCACGATCCAACCCAATGAAACTGTATTGGTAGCGCCTGGGTGGATTATCAAGGGCAACGCCTCCCCGCTGGTTGTCACAGCGTTCAGCACGACGATAAACAAAGTCAACATTGTAGGTCACGTCAACCTGATCGATGCAGCATAAGAATGGCACGGACAAGAATCCCAGGGCAGGTTGCCTACAAGTCAGTAGGCAGCAATAGGCCACCCCACTTGGGCTGGCGGCGGTTTTTGCTCAATGACATCGGGATTATAAAGTCGGACCCGCAATCTCAGGAGGGCAGCGTAACCGAGAATGAAAGCTACACACTCTGGACGGCTGCCAGCAGCGTGACGATCTCCGGTACGCACGGTGGTAAACCTCAGATGGGGTGCTGTTACGCCAAACTCTTGCTTGATGCGAACGGCAACGTGTTGAACCTCCAAGACTCATGGACAGTTGAGGTTTATTTGGAGACCCTCACGGCACGGGCAGACCTCACAACGCCAGCCCAGAAAATCTACTACGGTCTGGGCATCACAGATAGCACCAGCAGCGGTACCCCGGCTGGCAGTGACCTATCCAGTGCTGACCAGTTTGGATGTACATCTCGATGGGTGAAGGACGGAAGCTCAGGCCAGTCCAACAACCGTTGGCGGAAGAACGGCCATGAGAATGCAGGTGATTGCAATCGAAACTGGAACGTGTATTACACCATGCATCGTGGGCCCAGACGCCAGGCCGGTACGGCGTTTTCGTTGACTACGCATCGCTTCGATCCATCCGATACCACGCTTGGGCAGACCAACCCGAACTACTTCACAGCAGGCAGCTACCCACTAGATACCTCGGGGCCAGCGTACCTATTCGCATCCTGCGGGATCACTGATACTTTCTCGTCTGATACCAGAGAGATTAAGTTCCGAATCTGGTACAAGGTGACGGGCGGGGGAACATGGCCGACATGACACAAGCTGACATCAACAACAACCCGATCAACGAGGCAAATGTCTGGCAGGGGTCAGCAGCGGAAGACGAAGCACCCGAGACAGACACGATCGGCTTGGTTGTCCGTCTGGACAAGTCGGTCTTCGATGCCGCCGCGTCAGATCCAGACATCGCCAAAACGGTGTTCGAGTGGCTCTCCTCGAAGATTGAATCTACGAGAGTTGAGTAAGAATGGCACGGACGCGCATTCCAGGACAGGTTGCCTACAAGTCGACGGGCGTTAACGCGCCACCGCATTTGGGTTGGACCAGGTTTGATTTGGGTAGCGCCATGATCTCCGACCCATTGAGCCAGACGGCCAGCTTGGTCGACGATGGCGACAAGTTGATCTGGACCTCCAATAGTTCGGTGACCATTGATAGTGGAGCCAACAACCAGTACCCTAACTGGGGCACCTGCTACATCCATCCGGTGCGAGACGCCAATGGGATGGGCCTGACCTTTGCGGATAACTTCGACGTGAAGTTTCTAATCGAAACGAAGGAAGCCACCCCCGCCGACTTGCAGGACACATTCATCTATTATGGATTGGGTATCGGAGAGGGCTTCTCTGCGGACATATCGGGCAACAAGTGTCTTGGCCTCGCCCGACACTGGTATGACTACAGTGCCGGTTCTAACTATGTTCGCCGCCGTTTCTTCGGTAAGAACAACCACTCCGAGTTTACCCACAACAATCAGACGTGGCTGGTACAGGGCTCGTTCAGGCGGGGCCCACGGTACGCTGGCAACGGCGGGAGCTTCCTGTGTGATGAAATCTCATATGACCCCACAGACACATCGGGGACTGGGGATAGCTCATTCACAAGCATGAACCATGGGACCAGCAAGATAACGAGCACAGGGCAGGCGTATCTGTTCCTAACGGTTGGCGTGTCTGCAACCATTAGCAGTGCAGTTGCAGCAGACTTCAATATCTACTACCAAGTCACGGGCGGACTGCCCTTCGTTCCATAGAGAGCCGAATGACACAAGACGAACTAAATGCAGATGACCTTACCCAAGCCCGGTTGGTCCCGTTTGAGTTTTCGTCGGGTGAGACTGGTAAAGTAGAGAAGATACAAGTACAGTTTGAGATAAGGAAAGAGCATTGGGATGCTGCCATGTCGAGTGGTACGCAGGCAAATGTTCTGATCGATTGGCTTGAATCTAAGAGAGTCGGATAATGACGAATATCATCACTTGCCCGTATAGGATTAGATAATGGCACTCTCAGTTGCGCGATTTGAAAGCGACAAGCTTAAATATAAAACTGTTGTAGATACGGCTGCGCCCACCACAGCGACCACAGATGTTACCCAAGACAATGGGAAGCTATACTCAATAGATGTGGAGAATGGTTCGGCATCTACTGTGGCTTTTGTTAAGATCACTCTAACCGATGTTGTTGACGGGGTTATCCCAGGCACCACACACCCGGACATTGTAGTCATGTGTCCCACAAGCGCTAATGTTCGATGGAAGATGCCTGACGGAATCACGTTTACCAAGCTTAGCTATTGGACAGTAAGCGACCCTGGTGTTTCATCTACTGGCGCAGTCAGTGGCGGAAACGTAAAGGTCACATTCGTTACTTCTTGAGGTGTAAAGATGACTGTAACTGCTGGAACTGTTGCCGATGCGTTGGCTGGCGTTTTGATCACAGATGCAGACGCGAAGAGTACATCTGAGCCGGATGTCTTTGGTGGAGTGAGCATCGTGTATACCGTTGAAGTCGACAACACGGCCAACGCGAGCCAGGCCCAATACCTGAAAATCCACAACGCTGCCTCAGGGACATCCAGCAATGTAAAGGCAGAGTCGGTCTTCTATATTCCTGCTGGTGAAATAGTAACTTACGTCTGTGATACTGGAACAACATACGGCACTGGTGTCACATTTTGGGTTACTCAGACCCAGGCCAGCTATGATGGTAGCACTGAAGCCCAGAGCAACCCAAGCAGCACCGTTTCAGCCAAGTTGCTTGGAACCTGACGGAGAAAATCATGAAGGCACTATTCACGTCTCTCTTTGACTCCCAAAAACGCATTTCCTGGCGTCGTTTGGCGGTTCTTGCCCTGGGCACGGGGCTTCTCATGATGGGAATGCTCGACTCAGCCCAGTGGCTCTATCTTGGCCTTGCCTACATCGCTGGTGACAGTGCTGAGAAGGCCATGGCCGCTCTCAGCAAGAAGTAGGTTCGATGAATGGCATTGAAGGGCACCAGATTTCATGGAACTGCGGTATCCTACCGAGTCATTTACCAGGGTGATGCGAATGCTACATTGAACAAAAATGTAGCAGATGTAGATGGCACGTTGAAATCTGTGATTGTTGAGACCGGTGTAAAGAGCGATGCATATCTAAAGCTTTTCGACGGCAGTGCTCCTATTGTCGGAACATCTACACCTCAGCTTATCTTTAGATGTCCGAAAGGAATGACTCAGGTATTTGAACTCCCGAGCGGATTTGCGTTCACTAACCTACACTTCTGGGCAACAAAAAACGCGAATCCTCTTGATGTTATAAATCCTGAATCAACAACTAAAGTCACTCTTCTTGTTGGCTAACTGAGTATGGCGTTTCTTAAAACAAATTTAGCTGACCAAAAATCACTCGCTGGTTTGCTTATTGTCGCACCTGATTTGACTGAAAACCCAGAGTTACTCATCACTGGAAATGTGGCGGGTTCGTTCTATTTGGTCCGCATTGACAATACTGCAAACCCAGATCCGGTGTACGCAAAGCTAAAGGATGGTGTAGCAGTATCGCCCGGCACTGACCATCCAGATTGGATCTTCTATGCTGCTGCCGGCTCCGTGGTCACCTATGCTATCCCGCTTGGTGCTTCATATTCCGCAGGGCTGTCCCTTTGGTGTGTTCTTGGTGCAGAGTCAACGGGTGGTGACTCTAACAATGGGCCGACGAACGATGTCATTGTTCGCATCGTAGCAAATTGATGGTTGAAGCAGACAAAATAATCAGCATTATTACGCTGATTGGAGCAGCAGTGCTTGCAGCATCGTTCGGCAAGAGCAAGTGGTGCCAATTCAAGCGGAGGGGAGTTCAAGAACCCCCCAAGAATACTGCTGCTGATGTTGCTCGCGAAACTGTGCAGCAAACTTTTGAAGAAGAAGTAGCCCATGTCAATGCAGCAGTAGGGGGGGATGACCCTGCTGGTGATTTGGCAGACCAGGGCAATGCGCGGAGAAGACGTTGATTCTCTTCCTCCTAACGCTGGTGGGTTTAGCGGCAGAGCCAATCTCCCGACCTGAGCCCGTTGAACGGGTTGATGGGGAGTGTTTGAAGGTTTACCCTCTAAGGACGGGGCAACCACTTCCCACTCCGATTGCCTCACCATCTGGCAGTTCTCCGTGTTCCGCAGTGGTTGTCCCTCTTTCTGATTATGCGGACTTGCTCGCTACAGAGAAATGGGCCAAAGCGATCTCGTCACAATATCGTATCGATACAACGGCTTTAGAAGCCGACCTTGAATGGTACAAAAAGAAACTTGAAGAAGAATCTAAACCACCCCCATTCCTTGAAAGACCAGGAACACAGCGCTGGTTTGGTAGACTGGAGACACTGGTAACCGTTGGAGTCGTTGCTGCTGGCCTTGGCGCTGCTTATCAATATGGTAGCGGAGGATTTAGATGAAAGGGTTTTTCGACACAAAGATGATCATCTTTGGCATCACTACGGTATTTCTTGCAGGTGGTGGCTGGATGTCTTTGGGCTCGCTCGGAGACCGGGTGACCAAGCTTGAAGACAAGCAAGACATTGTTGGTGGGGACATCCGAACCATGATGAAGAACCAAGCCAAGATGTGCCACGCCCTTAAAGTCGACTGCCAGTGAAGCCATTCCTGCTCGATTATGTTGAGTCTCTGGGCCACGCAGTATTCACTGAAGGCATCTACAATCTCAACATCGTGGGCATCCGAACGAAAGAGAGCAGCGCTAATACATTCGATGACCGGATGTGTGTTGTCTTTCGAGACGAACTGGGCTGGATCACTCGAACCTGGCCATGTACCACAGACCCTGGGCAATACTGGCGAGACAACCCCAGCAACGTGGCTGGCACCGCCATCCTTGTTCCCGGCCAGTACAGGGGTGTGTACAAGATTGGAAGGCACCGGGGCCAGTATGATGCCTTGGTCCAGCGTGGGTCAGCCGTAAAGGTCTACAGGGACGCCAACAAGGACGAGGTCTTGGACCATGACCCAGAATCAATCGAAGAGGGGTTCTTTGGGATAAATATCCACCAAGCCGGGCAAAACTCCACCGAAGTCAACAAGTGGAGTGCAGGCTGCCAAGTGTTCGCCAACAAGGACGACTTCGAGGAGTTCATGAGCATCTGCTATGCTGCTTGTAACAAGTGGGGTGATGGTTTCAGCTACACCCTCATTGACGAACCGGCAGCCTAATGGAACAAGAAGTCCTAACCGATAGTGCCAGCAGTGTGGTTACCGCATTGCTGGAGTACGGAGCGATGGGCATCTTTGCCATCTACTTGATCGTCACCAACTGGTTTGCCCAGAAGCGCATTGACCGCATGACGGGCACTATTGCGACCCAGTTGACGGAGCAGACTTCTAAGCTCGACGCGATCATCAAGAGCAAAGAAGAAGACAAGCTCAAGAAAGACATCGCCAAGATGATTGAGAACAAGGACGGATAAACCCCATCCCCCCCGCCCGGTGGGAACCGATCCGGCTGCTCGCCTCCATGCGAGCTACTCATTTGGTGTGGACGAGGGGGTGGGGAGACTTAGTTCTTCTGCTTCAGTCCGTAGTTATCCTTGGCCCAGCCATCTCCTTTGAGGGCAAAAGAGCCAGCACTGATTCGTTTTTTCATGTCTTCAGAGCATTGTTTGCAGAATGGTGGGGGGTCTCCGCGTTTTTGCAGCCGCTCTTTTTTCTGGCCGCAGCTTTCACACTGGTACTCATACAGTGGCATGCTGGCCCCCAACATCGACTGGCTCGCCTGGCCCTTCGCATTCGGGGCAGTTGAGTTCACCAAACCAGATGTAGCCGCACTCGATGCAGCATCGCCGGTAGAGCTTTATGACCTTAGCCATGTTTATCCTTAGGGCTGGGGCGGGTGGACTCGAACCACCAACCTTCCGGGTAACAACCGGATGCGCTGCCAGTTGCGCTACACCCCATCAGGTCTTGTACCGGGCATTCATCTCGATGCACTCCCGGTAGTCAGCATAAGCTGAGCGCATCTCTTGGAGATGTCTGCTGGTATCAAGTCTTCGTTGATCCAGGGCCTTTAAGTAGGCCGCAGTCTTGATAACTACCTTGACTGCGGCCACAAAGCTGAGTGGTTTACCGTCTTTGGCTGATAGCAATGACGGGTCATTCACTCTTGGATGTTGTCATCGAAATCAGCGGGAGTGGAGTCTGGGTCTGTACTCTGGGCACCTTCCATGAGGCTGTCTGCCTCTGGTGGAAGCTGGGGTGCTGTGGTCGTGACTGCATTTGAAGCCATCGCTCCAATCAGTTGCTTGAGCAGGCCCTTGAGTTCCTCGTCGTTTCCACCCTTGCTACTAAGGGCTTTCAGCAATTCCTTTGGAACCTCTGGGCTGGAGATGTTGACGTTCACGGCTGGTGCGCCGTTCTGGTACTGAAGCTCAGGCTTGTTGTCGAGGTCGACCCACTGTGTGGCCAAGAATAGGCGTTCATCGTTGGCCTTGTCGCGGCGGATGTCGACTTCGTAGTCTGAAATCTTCCACGTACCGTTGGGCTGACTATGAAGAATGGTCTTTTCCTGTCCCTCGATGGCTTTTCCAACCATGTTTGACCATATCGCCTGGTCCACGTTTCCCATGAGTCCAGACAAAAGCCAGCTTGTATCGCCAATCTTCTTGCGGAAGTTAGCGCAGCGCTTCTTTGACTTGGGCGGCAGGCTGTTGAGGCTCAGCACCTGATTTGCCACATCCAACAGGACGGTGGACTGCATAATCTTGCTGGTTCCATCGTCTGGCGTTTGTGTTGAACGGCTCTCAAAGGGGGTCTTTCTTTCTTGTGCCTGGTCGATAAGTCCCATGATGGTCTCCTAAATGTCTGCTGTTTGAGTGGCTGCAATATCAACCGCGTCAACCAAAGACGAGGCAACTGCTTCATTTGTAACAGGTGTGTTGTCGGTGAGTTCCTTGACGGACTCACTTAGTGCGCCCATTCCAGTAGACGCCTCATTCCCAATAATAACATTGGACGTGTTCGCAGCGGGCGCATCCTGTACCCCGTCTTGTTCAAATGCTTGAGAGCTTTTCTCATCCAGGTAGACGAGGCCGCGTGAAATAGCGTATCGAATACCGGTTTTTAGCGCCATCTCGACGGGCCATTGGCCCCACGGCGACCTCTTGCTGTTGCGCTTCCAGGCGTCTGAGTTGTTGCGGCGCTTTTCAATGTCCTTCTTGCGGACCACAACGAAGTCGCTGTTGCCGTCAGGGTAGTGCGCAACAACATACACGGCCTTCAGGTTTTCCCAGGTGGGTTCAAGTTCAAGGTCTGGAACGTGGACGATGTCGGGGTTCAGCCCTTCAGCAACCTCGAACCGCTCACCCTCAAGCACGAATCGAGCCCGAATACGGGTGCCGGTTCTCGACATTAGCTTTAGGTATCCGCGATGAGACACAAACCACTGCAACTGGTTTCCTCTTGGAAGCAGATACACGTCGGGAAGTGGGCCGCCTGGCATCAGTCCAGTCATGGCCGACATCGCAATAGCTTGGGCCACGGACGCAGGGTCACAACCATAAAGCTTGTCGTTTGCTTGTGCTGCCGACCGGAAAGCCAGCGCAACCTTGCCTGCGGCCTCCTGTCCTGATTGTGTGCCGAGTGTAGTGTTCAAAAACTCCGACGCCTTGTCTTCGACAATAGATCGAAACCGTAGTGCGGGTACGTTTGCTGATGCCATTTACTGTTCCTTTGGTTGATAGATAAATCGAAACTGACGACCCGCCTGCCCTACTTTCGAGCACTGCTCATAGATTTCAGGATGTTCGTCTTTGAGTCGCTTGGAGTCAACGGTCACGCGGGGTTTTGTTTCAGCCCAGGTGCATACCCCCATGACGCCTTTATTTTCTCCAATCCTTTCTTTGAGCAGATTTTCCTTCATTCGCTTGTCGGCCTCAAGCTCACTGATTTGGCGGCGAATGTCGAAGAGGTCATTGGCCAACGCCCTGTCCTCATCTGTCGGATCGAGCAAGTCGATTGATGCTTGCTTCAGATGCTGACCAAGAGCAATCGAACAGCCCTTGGAGCTATCTACTTCTGGCGGGGTCATTGCAGTGATGTACTTTTCGTACCAGTCCCGCGCGTAGTCCACAATCTTCTTTTCCAGGCCCTCGTCCCGATGAAGGGTGAACACGCGAAACTCATCGGAGATTGTTGCAAACGCGGCAAGGTCTGTACGACTGTGGCCTGTCACCGCCATTTGCCAGAGGCATTGGGCTGCGTAGTATTGCGGAACATTGGGCGTTCCAGGCTGCCCCCACCCATCCTTAAATGTTCTGGTTGACTTGATTTCAACCAACCATTCTTCTTCGTCTTTTTTTGCAAATCGATCCGGCCTTGCGTGCATCCATGACTCAGGCCCGATGATTGGGGTTTCTTCATATGCTGGACCGGGGGTAAGCTCGCAATCATTCTGCTTGCCATAGTAGTTTGCAATGGCCGGTTCAAGGATGTGGCCTCGTAGTGTGGCCCTGCTCCCCTTAGACGTTGTAAGACCCATAAGTCTGGCCCATACGTCCCACGGGCCAGCCCAAGGAGAGAGGCCAAGGATGGCGGCAATGCTGCTACTGCCGATGGTTGGTGCCTGTTGATCTGTAGTCATGTCATTCCCCACCGAACGAAGCTACTCTTGCGGAGAAGTGATGTCAATACCATCACCCTGAGTTGGACAAGTTTTGTCCGATATTGTATTTAGTGTTGCAGGGGTGTTGTCATGAACATCAGAGACTATCGAGAGAGTTTGCCTGGCAAAAACACTCGCGTTGCTTTCTGTCGATGGATTAACGATTATCTTGCTCAGAGACGCCTCAACATTTCGATTCCTTATTTGAGGGATCTGGAGAGTGGCCGGTCTGTACCGTCCCTTGCTCTTGCTATCGCGGTTGAGGATGCAACTGGAAGCAGGGTTAAGGTTCGGGACTGGCCCGGTCTTTTTAAGCGAAAGCATCGCCAAATAAGGAGGAATGATGCTGTTGTCTGATATTGAACTTCGTGATCTGAAGCGGTCACTTCAAAGCAGGACGCCTGACGTGCTGGGCATTATTAAAAAGCTGTTCTTGCACATCGATGCAATGAATGCCGCTGCCGCTGCTGCCGCTAAGGCCGCTGCTGCCGCTAAGGCTAAAGCTGCCAGGGCACCCGCCAAGAAGGCACCTGCCAAGAAGGCACCTGCCAAGAAGCCTGCTGCTAAGAAGCCTGCTGCTAAGAAGTCCACAGCAAAGAAGTAGCGTTATGCCTCTGGGATCTCGCGCAGGTTTTGCGCGAACTGGAGGGCCGCAAACGTCTGTTGAAGCGCAAACTCGATATTGAGGATGCGCTTCACTTCTTTCATAGTTGGGCCGTCAGCGATAACATCGTCTTCATCATCACGGATGGTCCACCCCTTTTCTGTTGGGGTGATTGACCATCCTTCCGGTAACAGCTTCAGCAGTTCGTGCATTTTTTCACCTACATCCAAGACGAGTATAAAGCTTTAATCTCTTTCGTGCGATTCCTCTGAGAGAGCCCGGCTCATCAACAAGATCAATCACCATGGGCTCTTTCTTATCAGGGTGCGGGCGCATGACGCGACCGATCCGTTGCTGCACACGGTTGAGGGCTTTTGATGGAGTAGTCAACATGACGGTATCCAGGCCCGGAAGATCGAGCCCTTCATCAGCAACGGTTGTGGCGCAAATGACATCGATTTCTCTTGCGTTGGCTTGCTCTAAGATCGCTTCTCTTTTCTTCTTTGGAACACTACCAATAAATGCAACAGCTTTTAGGCTGTATTCAGAGAGTTGTTCTGCCAGGAATATGCAGTGGTCTACCCGGTCAGAAAGAACCAAGACCTGCCTGCCATCATCCACCGCAGCAAGGACCCGGTGTACGATGGTAACATTTCTATCTTCATCAGTGGTCATCTGTGTAATGAGCTTCGGCCACTCCTGTCCTCTCTTCTCTGGCTCCCACCCTGTGTTGAGCCATTCAATGCGTGGTGCCACCACTTGGCCATCAGCGGCCAGCATCTTTGTGTCGATAGAAAACACCGCCGACCCCAAGTGCCAATGCAGCAGGTCTGTCAGCCCGTCTGGTCTGTTTGGCGTGGCGGTCAGCCCCAGCCGGTATCGCGCAGGGACGGTAACCATAACGGCACAGAAGGTTGTGGCAGGAACATGGTGTGCTTCATCCACAATGCACAGACCAAACTGCTTGGCCCACTGATAGCGCTCAGACCAGCGCATACGCTCCAGCGTCTGGAACGTGGCGATAACGATTCGGCCTGAGTCGTCCTTCTTCCCGCCCCCGTAGAGGGTCGCTGTTACGCCAAGAATCTGTCGGCACCTATCAAGCCACTGAGATGCAAGGTCGCGGGTGTGGACCAGCACAAGGGCTTTTGTGTCGACCTTAGTTGCAGCGGCGAGACCCATGACGGTCTTGCCAGCACCACAAGGGGCAACAATGACACCTTCACCGCCAGCCATGGACCACGCATGCACCGCGTCCTTCTGGTAGTCACGAAGGTTGATGCTTGACCGCAGCTTGATGGGGTCAGCGTCTGGTGCGCCCCTCATGTCTCGCATTTCCAGACCATAGGCGGACAAGTCCACGCACCGTGGCACGGACAAGCCACCGGCCCATGGGTGCTCCGGTGGGATCTCCTGACACCCGTTGATGTGGGCGTCTGGCATGGTGACCCACTTGCCCCTGTTTCGTAGGGCCTGTGCCTGCCTGTAGGCCGGGTTTGGAAGCTTCAGCTTGTTTCTGACCCGCTGTACTGCCGGGCTGTTTGGTGGGAGAAACTTGGCCCCACCAATCACACAAAGGTTTTCATTCATGCTTTCACCATTTACCTGTTTCACCAAAAGGAATCTCGATTACTTTCTCTCTCGATCGCCACTCGTAAATACGTTTACCACCCTTACGGCCCCTCTTGCGCTCATACCCAAGGTCGCGCATCACTTCACCGATACGCATCTCTGCGCTTCTGGTCATCTGGTTAGCCTCAAGCTTCAGCCCGTTCTCCAAGATGTTCCTTGTAGTGACTGAGGCTGAGTTTCCGACCAGCCAGTCAGAGATGCGCTCCATCCATGGGTCTACGTGACGGTATTGCTCGCTCTCTTCTGAAAGAGATTTGGATACCTCATCCTCAAGCCACCACCTTTCACCAGCGTTGAACTCTATGATGGCCTCTGCCCACAGTTGGTTGCGGTTTCTTGCAACCCACTCGATATCAATATCCCCAACCTTGACGGGCCAGTACCGACGCGACCCCGTCTGGTCATTGATAAACTGGGCCTCGTTAGTTGTCCCCGCAAAGCAGACGTGCCTCTTTACAGTCACTGCGTGTCGGCCATAGGCTGGGCGGTAGACATCCTCTTGAGCGCTCAAGAAAGCCTTGGTTGCCGAGTTAGCTGACCGCCGAACAGAGTCAAGTTCAGCTACCTCATAGATCCATGCGCGACGAATCTGGGTGTACGCGTTGGGTGACCCGATGTCGATAGGGGTGTCAGCAAAGAACCGCGTGGACGCCAACGTCCTGAGCAAAGTGCTCTTCTTTGCCCCTTGTTTTCCAATAAGTATCAAGACACAATCGGCCTTGCAGCCGGGCGTCATTGCCCTTGCTATCGCTTGGATAAGCCATCTCCGCCCTATCTCTCGATGAAGCTCAGTATCTTCACAGCCCGTAGCCTTGATTATCCAGTCGTGGAGCCTGGATGTCTCGTCCCAATGCTTCTGATTTAACCAATCGTGAAGAGGATTTTTCTTGTTTCGGTTGCCAACAAACGAGGTCATCTCTTTGACGGCTTCGGTTCCGACTTTCATCTGATACACCTGGTCGAGCCACAGCATGATTTCCGTGTCGTCCACGTCTTCATACTCACGGTCATCAATCATGAGTGAACCGGCAAAATCATTGAGCCAGATGCGTGTTTTCCATCTCTTGTCGTAGGTCAGGATGAGGAAGATGTTTCGGCGGCTGGCCTTAGCTTGTCCAGTTAGGTTGCCTTGCTTGTCCTTGTACTGCTCCAGCCTGTTGAGTGCGGCTGGGTCGGGGTCATCGTCCCCCAGATACGCCTTGTCGTCTGGATTGTCTCCAGTAACGGACCCTTGAACAACAGATAGCTTCAGCATGTTTCGTAGTGTTTGATTTCCACGTAGGGTCTCATCCAAGTCTGACATCAGGTCTCCTGACCACTCATCGGCATTCTATAAACAGGGTGGTCAGCGAGTTGCTTGGCAATGATCTCGGCGTACTCGTGTCCTGCTTTGTCAGCATCAGTAGCAATAAAGATGTTTAGGTTTTTGGGGATTTTTAGGTTTTTTAGCTGCCTGAAACAGCCCGATGTTCCGGCGATTATCGGTAAATCGAGCCCTTCATTCATAGCAGTAAGCGTTGCTCGAAGAAAGTCGGTAAAACCTTCGCAGACCATTAAGCCTGGAACATCCTCACCGAAATCCATAGGATCACCACGCATCATCTTAACCGCCTTGCGGTTCGCCATAACAAGGCTTCCCGCCCTGTATCCTTTTGGCCACCGCGTCTTCGGCTTTCCGGCCCCATCGGCGCAAGTGCGGCCATGGATGCTGGCAAATGTCCCGTCCATCTCGTAGACTGGGAGGACTAATCTGTAGTCTACGGCCCAAGACCGTGGCCACCACCCCGGCCACGTGTAGTCTGTTGGGCATGGCAGGACGCGGGCAAGGTTTAGTCGCGCACATAGGATCGGTGAAAACTCTCGACGAATCATCCAGTCGTTTAGTGGGTTGGAAAACTTTGGCGGTAGGTCAAGGCCGTCCACTATTGAGAGGGTGGCTGCCCAAAGCCGCTGCAACTCGTCCTGTGGTGGGCGTTCGTTGTGTTGCTCTGGCTGCCGTTCATCACGCTTTGGCAGAAGCTTATTGGTCGGCTTGATATAGTCGGCCCCACTGGAGCCGGGGCAAGCGCCACGTTCTGAAAACCAGTCTCGAACAGTTGATTGCTGGTCTTTGTTGATGTTTCGGAAAAGATTTCCGCAAGTGTTGATTGAGATCAGGTCAACAACGTCACCCTTGGCCCCGCAATGGTGACACATCCATCCATAGCCGTCTCTGGTGAAGCCTATCGGCCCACGCTTATCGCTACTTCCACGGGTGACGGCTATACACATTGGGCAGGGTGCCAGGCTATTCCGTGCAACAGTTAGCCCAACTGCCTTTGCTGCTGCTTTTAGAGAGACTTGTCTTGCTTGCTCAATCCACATGGGGGCCCCCGGCTTTTGGCGTGCGAAGTCACCTCGTAAGAGGTGCAAAGATGATCAGTCCTTGCGGGCGATCTATTGGTAGCGTGCTACCAAGGCTCAACCAAACGACGATTCATCATGGCTATCAGTGAGTGTGTAGTAAAGGCTCATGTCAGGAGTGACCGTCACAACCATTTTAATGCCGGTTCTGGCATACACTCTGTTGGCGTACAAAACCAGCGCGTCCAGTGACGGGCAGTTCTTCTTGCCTTCCTTCTGACGCCAAAGCGTAGAGTAGTTTGCGCCCATGATTTTACTGGCTTGTCGGAAGCTGCCGCCCATGGACTTTACCAGGGCCATGATGGCAGGCATTGTATTGACTCGATTGGCTGCCGCCGATTCTGCGTTGGCTCGTTTTGTTTCCATCACTTACTCGTCGCCGCGTAGCTGCTTGAGTTCCGCTTCCAGCTTGGCCGCCCTCATAAAAAGCTGGCGATAGTCCAACAGCAGCGCCTCCACTTGACCTTGCAGGGATACGATGGTTGCCTCTGCATGGCGTTCCCGGTCTCTGTCTCGCTTGACCCACTCGCTGTAAGATTCATGGAGCGCCTTCTCGTTCTTGAGCCAACCCGACGTATCAATGCCTGACCCTCCGTTGTATTGGTCCATGAATGCTTGACGGCGTTTTGAGTATTTCCGTTTCGCGGTTTCATTCATGCCCAGATAATCCAAACCCTCGCCACTGATATGGTCCAGCCACGCTTCGCTCGCTGTCCTCCGTAGCCGTCTAAGTTGGTCTTGTCGGGTGTCTTCGTCGATGCCATACAGGCAGCCCGGTTGTAGTGGGTTGCTCATTTGTTGCCCCCTTGGAGTTGACATAGCGCCGCGTTGATAGCGTCCCGATCTTGTTGTTCCTGATGGGTCAATGCGGGCGCGGGATTTTCTGTTTTCCACTTCTGGATCGCATCGTCCTTGCGCGTGTGCCAATCCAGTTGACAGCGCTCCCACTCTTTCCCGTCAAGCATGCGTTGCACGTAGTGTTCCGGGTTTTCCTTTCTCCACGTTTTCACAAACGCGCTTAGACGTTCCTTCCATGTTTCGTATGCAGTCACGTTGTCCCTCTGCGGCCCCCGAAGGGGCCTGGTTGGGGGTTAGTTGATTGCTGCCTGTGGGCAGGATAAATGAGGCTTCTATTCGACCACCCACAAGCCTCCCTGCTGGGTCCAAGGGCACAGGATGCACCCCGGTCTTTCCCCGACCTATTGACTATTTCGCGTGTGTTGCGAGTGAGGCGGCAAGCTCACGAAGCGCTTGCTTGTCCAGCCTGCTGGACCGATAGAACTTCTTGAGCGGTATGTCATGGACCCTGCGGTAGTTGCTGGCTCGCGTCATCGCAGCGCTCTTGGTCATACCCAGCCTCTCTGAAACCTCCTCCACTGACTCGGCGGTTTGCCAAGCGGTGATGAAGTCTTGTGCATTCACCTTATTGCCGGTTCTCTTGTGTGCCATAGTGGCCTCCTACTTCGCGGCTTCAGTGCCGGATTCGTTGTTGCTGTCTTCCTCGTCAGTCACCAATGTGGGCTGCCGAACTGCCTCCACCACCTGCGCGGTAAAGCTAATGTTCCCGTCCTTGTGGATGGGCGGAAGCTTCTCACAAAGCTCCTTGTTCACAATCTGGAGCGCATCACCAATGCCATCCTCTTCCAAGAGCTTGTCCCTGGCTTTCGTGTCCATCGCCACGGCATCGCGGATAGCTTCCGTGAGCACTTCGATGGAGCCAGGGCCCGTCACGCCTGAGCGCTTGAGCAGCAGGGCAATGGCTACCTTCCACGGGATGCGGCTGGTGCCCTTGGAATCAAAGGCTTGGCCTCGCTTGAGAATACCCTTGACTCGAACAAGAGTATTGACCTCGACTTGAGAGTCATTCTCTATAGCGCTGCGGGCCTCCTTGGACTCCTTGGTTGATACCGCCTTCATTATGGCGAGAACTTCTTCTGGTGTGAGGTTGTTCATGTCATGTCCTGTTGTTGTTGTTGTTGCTTGCTCTGAGAGCTTAGTCACTATGCCTGACTTCGTCAAGTTATTTTAGTCGGGAACCACCGGTAACGCCTTGTTCCGTTCACCATGATTCGTCTTGACTGCATACCGAGAGCCCTGAGTGCGCCAGCGATTCTCATTTCCACGCCGCGCGCGTTGGCCTCGAACTCTTCTTTCGCTATGTCTTTTGCTATCCTCTCTGTTGTGATCTTTAGATTGCCTGCTGATGGAGAATGACCCTTGAGCCATTGTTCTACTTGTTGAATGAACTGCGGTTCTGGTGGCCTGCGTTTTGTTCGCCTTCTGTTTGTTTGCGATGCTGCTATCAGTCCCGACATTAGCTCCCACTTGCTTGGCTTGATGCCATACTTTCCGGTCAGGTAGACAAGTATGCTGGCGAGGTCGTTGTCCCCAAGCGGCCTACCTTCACGGTGGAGCGTGCCTTTCTGTGTTCGAGTTACTGTTCCAGCAAGCTGCTTGTCGTGCTTTACTGCAAGAAAAACAGCGGTCGCGCCATCCGCAGCGGCAACCAGTTCTTTTATGTTTGACATCCTCCCTCCTATTGAGCGGTCGTCTTGTTGTGGTGTTATTCGGTATACCTATCGTATTCGCCACACCCACGTGAGTCAAGTCGGGCATGCGGCGGCAGAGAGAAGCCGTCACTCTTCGGGCACCACGTCGGCCCAACCCTGCGGCGGGTTCTCGTATGGAGCAAGCGCTCCCATCTTGACCGCTACACGGATGAGGCCAGCAAGATCAATGGCGATGGCCCCGGCCTTGTGTGCATCCAGCGGGTCACCTGATGCGTCCGCAGCATCGACCTGCTCTTGATTGCAGAGTACCAAGATGGTGCCCTCCATGTTGCTGTAGGTCTTCTCGTCATTGAGGACGACAAGCATGTGTGTTCTTTCCATCGTGTGATTCCTTGGTTTAGTTGCCTGTTGTTGAGATTGGGCGGTGGCGATCCAGAGGTGCAGGTCTCCGGTTCAGCCCACGACGCCGCCCGCGCCGTCCCTTTGGGGAGGGTATGTCATGTCATTGGGCGAGCACACTTGAGTGAGCGCCCTGACGATAGCGCATCGCCCGCCAAGCGTTCTATCTCACACTCAGCGACCTCAACATCGTCTTCGTTCTCATCGCAGGCGTGCCACCTTTTAAGGGTCCATCCGCCTGGTGAATCGAATGTCGGCGTCTCCACGACGATGTCCATTGTGACTGTGACTTCTATCTCTTCGTCACCGATGAACATAGTTTTGCGTGCAACGTGTGTTTCGGTTTGTATCACGTGGTTCTCCTGTTTAGGTTCGCTGTGGTGGTTGGTCAGATAGGGCAGCGGGCATCACTCACCTCCCTTGGCGTGCTCTTCCTCGCGGATCTCGCGGGTTGTCTTGAGTTGGCGTTGCGCTTCCTCTTCCTTGTCGTCTTCCTCACCGAACCACTCGTCTGGTTCCGACTCTGGCGGGGGTCCGCTGCTGTGATGAATGTGATCAAGGTCACGGTCATCCAAGTCCCACTCGACCCCATCGGGGTCTGCCCATAGTGAACGCGGCATCATGCACCCCCAAAGGTGCGGAGGTGACGGCGGCGGGAGTAGCGGCGATAAGTGGATGTGATTCGTGTCATGTTGTTGTCCTGTTGTTGTTGGGGTGGGGGCTTGCGCCCCCGGTGAGGGTTGTTATCGGTTGGTGCGGGCGGGGCCGCTGACTGCTGCGAATCAGCGGCCCAGCCTGGTCTACTGCCGGGCCTGATGCTCGGCGGCAGCGTTGGCTCTGATGGTCTCTGTCTGACGCAGGTCAGAAAGGTCGCTCATCAGTTGCTGAAGAAACTCTACCTTGGCTTGGTCACCGGGCATCTGCACGCTTCTTTCTAGGTAGGATGATACCTTTTCAGAAGTGAGCCAAAAAAGCTGGAGAAGCAGGTCGTGCAGGGCGTAGGCCCCCCCCGCAATCCTCGTGCTCCAGTCCTCTGTGGTTGTGGCTTCAACCAACACCGACTCCTCGATGTGGATGACGCCAACGATGTAGCCAGCAGTGGACGTTTCGATGACCTCAATGAATGTGCCAGGCATGTTCTCAATCTGGATTGATTCCATGTCCTTTACTCCTTTGAGTGGAGGGCTTCCCCTCCAGGTGCGTGGCCCACCCTGCCACGTTGGGGTGCTGGTATCAGCGGTTGGCTTGCTCATGACACCACCTCCACGTCGCGCATCTCAGCGCATGCCTCGGCTATGGTCTTGGTGTGGATGGAGTTAGTCCCCCTGCTAGTAATCAGGCCTTCTCTCAGTCCAACCCACCACGATGGTGCCTCTTGCTCCTGCTCGGTGTCACCGTAGCCGTCAATCTCCTGGTGGACTGATAGCACACGTGGGTCTGCCCTTAGCTCTGCCAGTGTACGGGGGTTCTTGGCGCTCACTTGCCACCTCGCCCGCGCACCTTGGCTATTTCGTTGCCAAGATCATCCATCTCGCTGTCCCAGACTTCAGGTGTGCGACCGTCTCCGTACTCAATCCATTTGCATGCAGTGATGTGAAAGCCTCGCTCACTGCCATCCAGAACGTATGACACCTCCATCTTGCAATAAGCGGGGTGCCTGGTTCCTCGGTACCGAGACACTGCAAACTCTATTGATTTGCTCATGACGCCACCTCCACGACCTTGGTGTCAGTCCATCTGTCGAACACTTCACGGGTCACGATGTCGATGGCAACGACCTCGCCTGTCTGTGTGTTCTTGACGATGGCACCGAAGGCTGGTTTGCGTTTGATGTCATGCAGCACATCACTCAGCGCGGCCTGTGCATCGGGGGCTGTCTTCGATGTGATGATCTGAACTTCGTACTTGCCCCAACTCATGACTCGCCTCCTGTCTTCTTCAGGGTTGAGGCAAGCTCCCTGTGGAACCGCTGTGGAACCTTGGCAGCGCGGCGACCGCATCCGTCATGTGAGAACACGGGCAGCTTGCCGTCTTCCACGTAGGCCCACGACCGGAAGACAATGCCGTAATCTTTATCCACCGTGTCGCGGACCAGCACCAGTTGGCATCCCAAGCCCTTGAGTGCGGCGGCGAAGTCATCCGCAAACCCCAACTCAAAGAACTCACTCAGCTTGTCTCGGTGGTGGTGGTCGCTGATGGTGCCGTCCTCGTCGATATCTTCAATGTCCCACTCGTATCTGAGTCGCTTCATCCCTCACCTCCCTTATACTGGTTCGCTTCTGCCCACTCACGGGCCTCGTCAATAGACTCGAATCGCGGCGAGTATTCGCCCACACCCTGGCCCGGCTCGCCGTAGATGCTCACGTCAAAGGTGCCGTCCGGGTACTCGTTGACCGCGTAGCTGATGCTCCCGTCAGGGCGGTTCACCCACTCGTGTTCTGTTGGTCCGTCATACATGGCTGTTCTCCTGTTGTTAGTGCTGGTTGCCCAGCCTCAAGAATGTAGACACCGGCTGCCTGGCGGCAACCACTTTCTTTCAACTCTCTTCATTCCCGGCGTTTAACCTGGGTTTTCGTCGGGTGCTGTTTGGTTGGTCATTGGTTGGTCAGTGGAGATTTCAGAAAGGGCCTGCTCTCTGAGCTTGTTGAACTCACCGGGCTCCATGATGCACAGCGGCCAGAGTTGCTTTTCGATGTAGTACATCAGGTCTTCAAGGTCATCTGCGGAATGGATTGTTGACCCACCCGACATGCTGAAGTTGCGGCGCAATGCCCTGATTGTATCGCCAAGCAACACGATATGACTGCGCACATTCTGGATGGCTGCCTTGTGTGCGCTTCCGTATCCGTATGAGCTAACGTCAAGGTCAAGGTATGGCCGAAGCGATACCGTAACCTTGACGCCCATCTTGTTCTCTGTGAACTCAAGCTCTCTCGGTGAGTCGTCCCAGACGCCAAGCGGTAGGGTGAATCTTGTTGTGTTCATGTTGTTGCTCCTGTTGTTTTGGGTTGGGGGTTACTCGATGGTCACTGACTCGATGCTCACCCAGTGGCTTCCAGACTTGGACTCCCACCGTTGATGCCCCACAACTGGAGCTTTTCAATCTTATTGGGCCTCATTTGGCACCTCCGGTGGCTTGGGTGATAGCTGTCTTGGCTGCTGCAATCGCCTTGGCCCATGAGGGCAGGTCTTCGGGGCACGGGTCGTGGGCGTACTCAAGCTCGACAATCTCCAGGCATGTGTGCAGCGCAGCCAGTAGCTTGTCGTACTTTTCCTCAACGTCATCACAGGCGCGGATCAAAGAATCCTGCCAGCCTTCCTTGGGGTTGCGGCCCACTGCATCTGCGGCGCACGCCGCCAACCTACCTATTGCGTCCATCACTCACCTCCTTCGGTATTGGGTACGGGTTTGGAAAAAGGTCCCGACATGAACCTCTCATCTATAGGGACAAGTTCAATCGGCCTGGCGGACACGCGTCATCCGTAGATGACCTCGCCAAAGCAAGCCTGCTGTACAATCGCGTCGGCTATGTCAGAGCCCACGTCACTGGCCTCGCCATTGACAACCAGATGCTTGATGGCGCTCTGGTAGTAGTCGTTCATCGGAGACTTGATGTGCAGGTCCAGTGCTGCCTTCTCCACCATCTCGGGTGTGATGAAGAACTTCTTGCCTGTCTCGTCCTCAGTGAAGTGGCACCCCTTGTCGGTGCTCTCCATGTGCGAGGCCCAGTAGCCGACGCCGTAGCCTGCCATCTCGATGATGCCATCGAAGTCCTCTTGGTCGAGCTTGAACGTGATTGTCGCTGTTGCTGTAGCCATTACTCACCTCCCGTGGGCAGTTTCCGCTTTCGCGCATTGCAGATGCGGCAGACCTTCATGTCATCGGGGAACGGCGGCAGATCGTATGCCGACAACTCACACTCTGTTCTCCAGTTCTCTTCGTCGACCGTATCCTCAACCTCAACCCCACAGAGCGTTCGCCACACTTTGTCGGTGCCACGGGTCTCCTCATCCGTGCGCTTCTCGGATATGACATGCAGGTTGTCCCCAAATATCTGACTCCTGTTCTCTCGTGTTCGCCTCGCGGCCTGATACCCAGTGGGCAGCTTGCCCTTCCAGTCAATCCAGGTAGCCATCACTCACCTCCGTCGGTGATGATGAAGTAACGGCGACCGGGCTGCTCGTTTACGATGTAAGCCTCTTCGCCTTCCTTCGTTGGCGGCTTACCGATATGGATTAGCCCCGTGTCGATCTTGTACTTGACCGCGTTGGCTGTGTTGTCTCTCGTTACACCGTTGTCGTCTTCGCTGGTGTAGCCGTATGGCTTGTAGTAGGCGACGGCTGCTGCGATCGTGGGGAAGTAGGCGGTTCCAATACTTGACATGGTGATCCCTTGGTAGGTGGATAGGTTTGGTAGGTTGGTAGGTGGCGGGGGATACGCTCCCCCGTAGCGGTTAGGGTTGAGTCGCGGCTATCGCTTCCTCGATAAGCTCAACCTCGTAGGTGCCAAGACTTAGCGAGCCGTCAGCGTTACGCACGCACACTTCAGCCAAGTGTCGCAGGGTCTCCAGCATCTTAGGCGCGGCGCGGCTTACCCGCTCGGCCTCGGCTTGCTCGGCTTGCCGAATCTGCTGACGTGCCTCCGTGTAGGCAGAGTCCCAAGCACGCCGGACTATTACGCTTCTCAACCTTAGCTCTTGCATTGGCTTGTTGGTATCCGGGTCGCGCTTCCCCGTGCGGTAGTAGGTCAAGCCGAAGCGCGAGTTAGGGCGCGCTGCTTGCACTCGGCTGGTAGCAGCCACGACCAGCGGGTGGTTAGCCCACCAGAGATCGAAGGGGAAACGGTTGTGTAGGAAATGGTCGTGCTTGGCGGGCTTGCCTACGCTGCGTGCGGCATCGCGGGCAACCTCCCCGGCTTGCGCTACAAGTGTCTTGCGGTCTTGGAGGTTCATGGTAGTCCTTGTCTGGTGGTTGTAGTTCTCTTGGCACCTCCTGCCTTGGCGCTGGTGATGGCCGCGTTCGCGGATTCAGTCCGATCCTTCCACGTGTCGAGGTTGGCGAGACGCTCGGGGATGGAGCCCGTGTGCTGGCAAAGGTCAAGCATGTCCATCACGCCTTCCAGCGCAGCCAGCAGGTCGTCCCGCTCTGCCTTGAGGCGGTGTACCTTGAGCACCTCCTCGTTGTACTCTTCTTCCATCTCGTCACGCTGGGCTACTACCCTGGAATAAGCACTCACTTGTCACCTCTTGCCTTGTTGATTGCGTCCCGTTGCTTGCGCTCCAGGTCATTCAGTGTGCGTGGTCCCATGACGCTGAACACTCCATGGTCGAAGCACTTTTGACACTCGTACTGGCACCAGACAACCGCTACGCCATCCTCTCGCTGCTCGATGTACTCAAGCAACCAGACGTGTGGGCTGTCGGCCTTGCCCTCATCGTGCCGGTCGTCGGCATCCTCTTGGGAGTACCCGCACCGTGGGCATGAGCAGTACGAGTGCTCATGCTTCGGGGCCTGGTTGAACTCAGGCGACTTTGGCTGGCTCACTTGGCACCTCCTGCCTTGGCTCGTTCTTCTTCAATCATCTCGGGGTTTGGCTCGCGCCGCTGGATGATTCGGTAGCAACCACCCTCGTTTTCTCTGTACGCCTTGAGATCGTTTCGCACCTCGCGCCGGGATTCAGACGCACACAAATCTTCCCAGCCGTCACCGTAGCCATAGTCCCCTTGCAGGATATATAGATATTGGTACTTGTTCACTTGGCACCTCCCCACGGCCATCCGTGGTAGTCGAAGTAGTCCCTTGGCTCGACGCCCAGCGCAGAGATAAGAGACTGCCAGTCGTAGCCGCCTCCGCGCAGATGCTCACTCAGGTCGAGGCCCCGGTTGGTAAGGGCTCGTTCTGCCCCTCGAATAGCGGGCCCATTCTCTGCGTAGACGATTGGGTCGGTTGCAGCGACCAAGGTGCTCACCCACTCCACAAGCTGTTCGGTTGTCTTGTTCACTTGGCACCTCCATCGGTGGCTCGGGTTAGCGCAACGTGCTCGTCACAGTCGTTGCAGTAGTTGTTGTCCTTGGATTGCCAGGGTCCAACGTCGTCGATGATCTCGTTGCTGTTGGGGTCAATCCACGCCATGAGTTGCACGTTGGATGAGCCACACTGGTTGCATACGATCTTCACTTGGCACCTCCTGCCTTGGCTTCCGCGCCGCAGTCAGCGCATGACCAAACGTTGTCGACGTCCGGCTTGTGAAAAACATCAACGAGATCATCGACACATTCGATGAAGTTACCTTCGCCATCGACAAGCCAGTCTTGTATGACGGTGGCGCTGGTAACGAATGTCTTGTGGGTTGGGTTGTTCGGGCAGACCTTCACTTGGCACCTCCTGCCTTGGTTACTGCCTCATGGGCTTCCGCCCAGGCGGCTGCCGAATCGTGTGGGCACTGTGGGTCTTGGAGTAGACCGACCAGCGCAGCCAGCAGGTCACGCTCCAGGCTCGTAGGTCCAGCCGGGCGGACGAGGATCGCTTGCTCGTCTACTGTTGCCTCGTCGCCGTCACCGTACTCGGTGGCCTCTGCTGCTGCCTGCTCGCCCAACTCGATGGCAAGGTCAAGCAGCACGCTGGGGTCGCAGTCGGTTGTGATGGGGATCTGAATGATGAGGTCGGTCATGTTGTTCTCCTGTTGCCCTAAGATTATAGGGACGGGTAGAGTGATGGTCAAGTCAGGCAACAAAGATTGTTTGTTATCCTGAGTGGAAAGCACCAAGCCTTCCCTTGAGGGTGAAGGGTTCATCCAAGGCAACGAAGCCGTGCTCCCGCAGGGCCGCGTTGCTGTGGAACGGTCGGACCTCTGAGCCGGAAGTCGCCACGGTGATGTGAGGCACAGCGTTGGCAACCTCGATACCGGCCTCGCTCAAGCGGGCGTCAGGCTCAACCACGAAGACCTGGATGTCCTCGGTCTCAAGCTTGCCGATGACCTTGAGGTTGACCTCGTGGCCCTCGTTGGCAAGCACAGTATCAGCCGCTCCAGGGGCAGGGCGGAACTCAATGGTCATGTGATCGAGGAATCGATCAGGCATGGCCCATTCAAAGTGTCCAAGGAGGCCGTCCTTTTCCTCTGCTGTGAGGTCAAGGAAGACGGCAGTGAAGATGATGCTGCTCATGTTGCTCCTGTTGTTGTTGGGTGGTGAGGTAGGGGGCTTGGCCCCCCACCTATGCTTTACTTGGCTGCCATGGCGGCGTCCTGCTCCTCGGCCTCGCTGCTCACCCCGGCGTTCTCAAGGATGAGCTTGGCCGCCTTCTCCGCCTGCGATGCGGCGGTGATGATGGCCTTCTTGTCGCCCTTGAGTACCTTGAGCCACGAGGCCAGGTAGCTGGCGTGGTCGGGCCGGGGCTCGGTGGGCTGGCTGATGCCGAAGTCAGCGCCGAGAAAGGCAGCCGTCAACTCAGCCACAAGCTCCTCGAAGGCGTAAGCCTCCTCGCCAAACCGCTTGCCGAACTTCCGGTCAAGGCGGTCCTCGTGCCCGGTGCTGTGCCCACACTCATGGGCATCGACCGAGATGAAGGCAGCCTCATCCTCGAACTGCTCGAAGCACGGAAGCTGGATGCGGTCGTCGCTTGGCGAGTAGTAGGCGCGGTTGCCACCATACGTGACGGGCACCACCTCGTGCCATGCGTCGAGTACCCGCTTGGCCTCGGCGTAGTTGTCGCCAAGCTGTGAGCCGTCGTGGTCCTCGACCGTGGGGGCAGGACCAGGCGCGTGCTCGCTGCCCTCCTCCCATTCAATCTGGCAGGCGTTCCAGGCTGGGGTCAGCTTGGGGTATCCGATCTTCTTAGGCTCACCGTCCTTGCCAATGACCACGTTGCCGCTGGCATCTTTCTTGGGGAACCACAGCCACTTGACGATGCGGACGGATGCCTTCTGACCCTTGCGAACCTGCCCACCCTTGCCCTTGGCTCCCTTGTAGGTGTGCCACACGTTGGACCAGTACCCGTTCTCCATGGCCGCGAGCCAGCAGAGCAGGACGTTGATGCCGTTGTAGGGGTTGCCGCTGCCACCGCTGATGGGCCGCAGGCCGGAGCCACCCAGGCCCTTCCACTGAGCACGCCAGGGCGGAGTACCGGCTTCCAGCGCGTCGATGATGGAGTCGGTGATCACTTGGTAGGGGTCGAACTTCTTCTTGGCCATGATGTTGTCCTGTTGTTGGTTGCCACACTTATGTAAGTACGGCATGAGGTTAGGCAAGTGGGGGAGTGAAGATTCTTTCAGCCTGTGTATACAATCTCAGCGTTGGCGACGGCTTCGACGGTCCCGCCCTTGATCAGGTTGGCGGACTCACGGCCCCACACGTAGTGAAGCCAGCGACCATCGAAGGGGAAGTAGGTCAGGCTGGACCTGACCCGTTCATAGTTGCAGCAAACAGTCCAGGCTGGCGCGTACTCGTCCTGATCGAGAATGTCGCGGTCGGAGTCTCCCCAGGAGTCGCGGTACCACGGCCCGTAGTGGGCGCGTGCTTCTTGGCTGTCGTACTCGACGCAGCAAGCATCAGCGGGCAGGCCCGCCGCTTGGGCGTTGGCTCGCCACGCTTCGGCTACTTGCTGGACGGCTTCGGGTATCGGGGTGGTCATGTCGTTGTCCTGTTGAAGGTGGGTGGCCCCCCGAAGGGGGCCGGTGAAGTCACTGCGCCGGAGTCAGGACGCAGCGGTTCACCTTGGTTTCAGTCACGCCACGGTACTCGCCGTGGCCCTTGATGGTGGCGACCAGGGTGTAGGTACTACCCACCGTCACCCGCTCGCCGTCGTCGGAGTTGGCCCGCCCGGAGGCGAACCACTTGAGCACGTTGCCATCGGCGTCGGTCATCGAGACCAACTCGCTGGTGCCATACTCACCATCGAACAGGCGGGTGTCGCTGACCGTGACGGTCAGTGCAGCGTGGGCCTCGGCACCCTTGCGCTTGTCCGCAGCGGATAGCTTCCGGCCAATCTTATCACCGGCCCTGCCGATGGCGGCGCTCACCTTAGCGGCAACCTCACGCTCGCGGCGCAGCCGCTCACCCTTGACGTGCCGCTCGTAGGCAGCGACCGCACTGCACACGATGCCAAGTTCCCGGTAGGCGATGCCACCCAGGGAGCAGGCCACCTTGAGGTTCCAGAGGTAGTCGCTGTCGGTGTCGTCAGCGATGGCCTCGGTCCACTCGATGATGGTGTCGGCTTGCTCGCGCTCGGCGTCACCCCAGGGGGGCACGAAGCTCAGGCCCTCTTGGTCCCAAGCTCGACGCTGTTCCTCGTCCTTCGTCTCGGTCAGGGTGCCAAGCACGTGGTCGGCAGTGGCGTGGTAGCCGTACTCACGGGCGTTGCCCCGGCTGGTCCAGCCGCGAAGCTCTACCGATGCGAGGGTGATGGCGAGCACAGTCCGCACGTCCCAAGCCTTGGCACCACCGGAGCCAGTGCCCCAGTCGTCGTCGATGAAGTCGCCAAGCTCACGCTCATACTGAGCAGAGCGGAGAATCTCAGCGCCCGTGGCCTCACCCACGTAGTCCTTGAGGCACTGCCGACCGACTTGCTTGCGCGAGCCGTCGTCGTGCTGGATGACGTAGGTGTCGTTCCGCTTGCGCGCTGTGTTGCAGTGCTCGCATACCGGGCGCGATGTGCGGATGATGGGGTCGACCGCAGTACCCTCGAAGCGGGGCGAGGTGCGGACCACGTTGCGGTAGCCGTCCTCGGTGGCGATGTGCTGGATGGCAGCGACGAAGGCCCAGCCATTGAAGTGGACGGGCTTGGCGACCAGGGTGTACAGCCCGAAGCGGTGCCACTCGATGATGTCGGCCTCGTTGCGCTTGGGCACGGAGAGGTCCGCCACCTTGGTGAGCACCGGAGGCTCGAAGCCCAGACGGTTGGCCTTGCGGACCAGCTTGTCGAACCGCTCGCGCAGTCGGCCAGCGTTGGCGACGGGCACTCGGATGGCGGTCTGCTCGGTGCCATCAGCAGCGATGGCGATGTACTCGACGATGCCCAGGCGTGGGACACGGCGCTCGATGGTGCCGGTGTAGTCGCGGGCGGTGATGATCTTGGTGGTGGTCATGTCGTTGTCCTGTTGGTGGGGGTTACACACACTCGACCGTAACGGTCGATTGAGTCCAGTCGTAGGTCACACTGAAGACCCAGCCGCCGCCGTCTTGAACCTCGACGGTGGACCACTGCGGGGCCTCGTATGTTCCAGTCCACACAGGGCTGGAGAACTCAAGGCGCGGGCGAATGCTGACGAACAGGTCGTCCGGCTCTACCTCTGAGAGGCCGGGAGTCTCTGAGTCATCGGCGATAAGCTTGCCGACCCGTCGCACGGCATCGTCTCCAAGCTGTCGCTTGAGTCGGTCGTAATCGTTGTGTGTTTTGGGTATGGTCATGTTGTTGTCCTGTTGTTGGTTGGTTGGGGTTGG